GAATCCTGGGGTCGGCAGCAATTAAACGAAGAAGAGCTGCTGTAGGTATAACAGGTTTGTTACCATTGGATTTAGGAGTCTTTTTTAATTTTGTCTTTGCGTTCTGGAGTTGTTTAGCTGTTGGCATTTATTATACATGTATATTTATTATTTAAATGCACATGAAATATTGAATGCAATGGTAATTCTCCCAGATTTTTTTATTGGACGTACAGAATGATTAAGTTGGTTTGAAAAAATCAATAATGTACCCTCTTTAATTTCTTTGACACTTCCAGTATCAAACTCACACTCTTGTAGCATAGGAACATAAGGTATATTTGTACCCGTAAGTTTAAATATTGTAGAATTGTCTTCTTCTTCACTATTCAAAATATATACTACTGATAATGTATCATGATACATTTTTCCATTCATTATATGTGGTAAAGCAACATGCTGGTGCATTTCCTGAAAATCACCCTTTTTGTATACATTGAACCAATAATCCTTTATTATAGCATCCGATGGTTTTATAGAAGGAAAACAATTGGTCTCTAATATCATTTCCCCTAAACACGCCCATATAATTTTCTCTTTCATTTCATTGTCTAAAAAATCAGTTTTTTCCGAGAAATTTGTGGTCATAGTGCAGTTTTGTTTGAATGGATTATCATAATTATTATTAGATATAAGATTATGAATTATTGGTAACAGCTTTGATTTAATATTTTCATGATCCTTTACTTGTGTCCAATATACGTAATGTGATGGAAATTTAACATTTGGCATTCTTACAATAACATCACACTTTCTCTTTATATCTAAACTTGTCGAATATATGAGTAGTAACTTTAAAGTTAAAATACACAATCATACAAAAAGCATCTGCTATATCATGTTTTCTTTCATATGGAATCTCATCATCTAGATATTTTTCAGCTATTAGTACGGTTCTCTCTTTTCGCTCTTCATAATCCAAGTGTCTCATACCAAAATGCATATGCATGCTCACAGGTGAAATTAAAATAACCTTATCTTTGAACATGTAATTTAATAGAATCTCAATATTTGTGAAACCCCCGGGTGGTTGTCTCTCTATAAGTATTTTATCAGCTGAATCAAATATATCTTGATGATCTTCAACAAATAAAGGAACGAGATCAACAAAATCGTTTGAACGTAGATATTTGTAGTCTTCGAGACTTACCTTTTTCATGTACTTCACATCAATTTTGGGGCTATCTTCAAACTCGGCAAGAACTATACCCATATTATGAAACCCAATGTCTATCGCCAACACCTTCATGTCTTTATGTAAAAGATTTTCCTTAACTATAATTTACAATAAATGGTATTTTTTCTGACATACATAAAAACTTGAATGCAAACGAAATGCGAGTTATCCCAGGTACTAAAGGTGCATAAGCCTGGTGTGGTATACAACCCTTGAATAGTACAGCTCTTTTAGTAAACGGTTCAATTCTTGTATTTTCTTTATTTTTGAATTCTAAGTCTCCACCAGCTTTATCATAGTTTTCGGGTGTAATATCACCTATATAGATTAAAAGTGTATAGGCGTGATTTCTAATATCATCTGTGTGGAGTACTACATCTTGACCAGTTACTTGACGATTTAAATAAACTCTCCATAGTAACAATTTATTATTTGTACATTTTTCGATTTTGTTTTGAATCTTTGTAATGAATTTTTTTGCAGAAGGGGTCGCATCATCCATTCCTCCACCAACGGGATTGAAAATGGTGGTATTGGGCCCGTCAATTTTCGTTTCATTCTCGATTATAAATTTTTTATCAGCGTTATCTCCCTCGTTGAAAAACCATTCTGTAACCTTATGACCATTATGTATTTGTTTACATATAGTTCCTGGTGAATGAATAAAATGTCGAGCCTCTTCTAGCTCCTCGTTGTTGATGAAATTATCAAAAATGGTTATATCCTTCATACATTCATTTCGAACATTTTCCTTAAATATATTCTACAACAAATGGTAATTGTTCTGACATACATGAAAACTTGAATGCAAATGAAATGCGAGTTATTCCAGGTACTAAAGGTGCATAAGCCTGGTGTGGTATATACCCTTTGAATAGTACAGCTCTTTTAGTAAACGGTTCAATTCTTGTATTTTCTTTATTTTTAAATTCTAAGTCTCCACCAGTCTTATCATAGTTTTCGGGTGTAATATCACCTATATAGATTAAAAGTGTGTAGAAGTTTGGTCGTGTATCATCTGTGTGGAGTACTACATCTTGACCAATTACTTGACGATTTAAATAAACTCGTTCTAAATCAAGATTTATATTTGTATATTTATCTATTCTATTTTTTATTTTCAAAATGAATTTTTTTGCAGAAGGGATAAGATTTTCTATACTATACCCGGGGGCGGAGTTGGCGGACCCGAATACTTTAGGTGTTAAATCAATTAAATGTTTTTTATAAGCGTTATCTTCTTCCAAAAAATGCCACTGTCTATTTAGACTTGGATGTCCAAGATCTTTGTTATCTAAATTTAATGATTCATCACCAATAAATTGTCTAGCCTCTTCTAGTTCCTCATCGTTGATGAAATTCTCAAAAATAGTTATATCCTTCATACATTGCCGCGAGCGACGACGCGTGTGAGTCTCCGCCTCCGCCGCGGACTTGCACAGGGACTCCGGTGATGGGTCAAGATCGGCTCCAGAGACGCCTGCCAATCCATTCAGAGAGGTCTGCATCAACCTTGACAACAGGTGTTTGTCATAGTCCATATATTTTACAACAAATGGAAGTTTATTTGCCGTATCTACAAATTTTATTGCAAATGAAATGCGAGTTATTCCAGGTACTAAAGGTGCATAAGCCTGGTGTGGTATATACCCTTTGAATAGTACAGCTCTTTTTGTAAACGGTTCAATTCTTGTATTTTCTTTATTTTTAAATTCTAAGTCTCCACCAGTCTTATCATAGTTTTCATGTGTAATATCACCTATATAGATTAAAAGTGTATAGATATTTGGTGTATCACCATCTACGTGTAATGGCACGTCTTGACCATGTACTTGACGATTTAAATAAACTCGTTCTAAATCAAGATTTATATTTGTATATTTATCTATTCTATTTTTCATTTTCAAAATGAATTTTTTTGCAGAAGGGATAATATTCTCCATATCAAACGCCCAATCCCTAGTAGGTCTCAAATCAACTAGAACTTTTTTATAGGCATTATCTATTGAAATGAAAACCCACTGTCGGTTTAGACTTGGATGTCCAAGATCTTTGTTATCTAAATTTAATGATTCATCACCAATGAATTGTCTAGCCTCTTCTAGTTCCTCATCATTGATAAAATTTTCATAAATGGTTATATCCTTCATATATACATCTCAAACATTTTCCTTAACTATAGTATATGAAGAACAAGCAAAAAACTCAATTATTGTTATTGATGGTTGTTGTACTTGTCGCAGCTGTAGGCTACATGTTCTACAACCCCCAAGTTGTCGAGGTCCCAGTAGAAGTAGCTGTTCCAGTGCCAGTGCGTCCAGTACCCACTCGTCGTGGTCACACCCAAGAACCCGAATTTAGGGGTCCACCCATTAAACAATACAAGCCTGGTCACATGCAACAGATGGGTTTAATCACGAATGGTGATGAGACTCTCCCCCTATATGGTAAGGAGGTACGTGGTCGCCGTGATCGCTACAATTACTACACCACTACCGGAGGTGAAAACTTATACCCAGTGTCAGTCTCCCACAATGCGAGGGACTGCATGGAAGACATTGGATGCCAAGAGCTATATGGAAATGAAACAGTCACCGTAATGGGAAAGACTGGTTCATTCACTGTAAATATGTACAGGACTGACGATTTTTTCTAATTTAACGTTTCTGTAGATCTTTTGCGACAGTAGTTGTTGAAGATATGCAAGACAAACAACAACAAGCTGCCATCAACCCAGTTTGTGGTACTAGGGGCATTTGTAAAATGGTTGTGGTACCACTACCTGTAATAAATATACATATGATTAGGCATATGAGAGCCACAATATGCATAGGTTCATTACTTGAATGTAGCATCTACTATAGCTCAACAAAAATTATTTCGTAAATTAGAAATCATATCATATTCTCTTGTTAGAAATCCACTATTTCTACTTAGTTTTACCTTTGCCCTCAATAATTCAACTACTGTGTCCTCATC